CATGGTTTGGTATCGACGAGCTGACGTATACCCCGGAAGCAGCGTGGCTACGGTTAGAAGCACGGCTTCGGGATCCGAAGGCACAGCGGTTGTGTGGATTCGCCGTTTGGACGCCCAAAGGATACGACTGGGTGTACCGCAAATTCGTGGGTGAGAACAGAACGAAGGATTACCAGGCGATCTTTGCGAAGCCGCGAGAGAACAAGCACTTGGCCGCCGATTTCTACGAACGTCTGAAGAGCAGCTATGACGACAACTTTTACCGGCAGGAAGTGCTTGGCGAATACTTATCGCTAACGGCCGGCCTCGTATACAGTTCTTTTACGAAGGACCAAAATGTAGTGGAAGTGCAACCAGAGTCACAAAGTAAATTGTTCTGGTCACTCGATTTTAACGTCAATCCGATGTGCTCGGTTATCGCTCAAAGGTCAGGTGACACGATTAAAGTACTCGATGAAATCCTGATCCGCAATGCCACCACGGCTCAGGCCTGCGAAGAACTGCTTAAACGCTTTCCCCGGCATCCAAGCGGCCTAACGATATATGGTGACGCCTCCGCCCACCACCAACAGACAACCGGGCTATCCGATTACGAAATGATTCAGGGATATATGGCGATGCATTCGCCAATGTCTGTGAAATACGAAGTACCCAGGTCGAATCCCAGCGTACGGGACCGAATCAACCTGACGAATGCGAAACTGAGGTCCGCCTCCGGCAATATTGAACTTTTAGTCGACCCCAAGTGTAAGGAATTGATCATGGATTTCGAACAGGTCTGCTACAAAGAGGACAGCAACCAGATTGAGAAGGACCGGGACCGGCAACGGACGCACCTCTCAGATGCATTGGGTTATTTACTTTGGCAGGAATTTAGGCCCGCGCGGCCCATGGGCGAGCAGGGGAGGAGACTATTGCCGTGGTAAACATCCCCAATATTAACCGGGAGCACCCGGAATATGTAGTGCGGAAGGCCATGTGGAAAAAGTACAAGGACCTCTATGCGGGAGGGGAGCGGATCCGCGAGAATGCCTTTGAGTACCTGGTGAGGAGGCACAAGGAGCCGGGCGAGGTCTATGCGGAAAGGCTGAGCCGCGTATTTTACGAAAATTATGTCGGCTCTATTGTCGATTGGTACGCTGCGACGCTGCTGCGCCGGGAGCCTATGCTTCTGTTTGAAGGTCTCGACAACGGGGCAAAGGACTTCTTCAACCTGTTTTCCGAAGATTGTGACTTAAAGGGCACGAGTTTTAGCGAATTCTTCCGCCAACGAATGGTCCAGACACTGGTATGCGGTTCCAGCTACATTGCGGTTGAGTTTCCAAGAACCGAAATTCCTGCCCTGACCCGGGCAGCCGAGGACGCTTCCGGCCGGTCGAGGGCCTACTTAGTCGACTATTGGCCGGATGAGGTTATTAATTGGAACTATGACGAAACGGGTAGCCTGGAATGGGTCGTAATTCGCACTTCATGCCTGCAACAATCGAATGTCAGTGACCGTGAATGGGAAGTAGAGACCCGCTGGATCTATTATGATCGCGAAAACTTCCAGATCTACCGGAAAAAAGGCGAAGGTCAGCCAGTCGATCTGATCGATAAAGGCCGGCACGGATTGGCTACTTTACAACGCGTCCCGCTTTTTGAGTTACAGATAACCGAGGGTTTATGGTTAATGAACAAAGCGGCATTGTTGCAACTAGAGCACTTCAACAAATCGAATGCCCTTTCATGGGCGCTGACGATGGGTCTATTCGCGATGCCTGTCGTCTATTCGGACCGCGAGTGGCGGCAGATTGTCGGGGAATCCTACTTTATTCAATTAGGGCCGCAAGACCGGTTTGGATGGACTGAGCCGGACGGGAAAGTATATCAGATTGCAGCGGATAACCTGGTCCGCTTAAAGGATGAAATCTATCGGGTCTGTTATCTGTTAAACCAGGCGGGCACAGCGACCGCAGGCGACTTGAAGCACTCCGGAGTAAGCAAGCAGCGTGATTTCGCGATTACCCAAGAAGTGCTACGCGCGTACGGAGATGCCGTGAAGGATACGATGAAGCAGGTACTGCGGGCGGTCGCCGCGGCCCGGCAGGACCCAATTGCTATAGACGTCGCAGGTATGGACGAATTTGACATCGGAGACTTCAGTAACGAGTTGGACGACGCGAAAAAACTACTGGACCTAGGCATCGGTTCAGAAACACTGAAAAAGCAAGTATTTAAGAAGCTAGCGTTTAAATATCTTTCTGATGCGCGACAGGAGGTTAAGAATAAGGTGGCGGAAGAAATTGATGCTACGGAGTACGTGAGTTAGGAGAGCGGGTATGGAAGATCTCGACGTGCAGGCACTGGTTCGTAATGCGATCCAAGAGTACGTAAACCAAGATCAAGCAAAGAGTGAGCCGGCCTACAAGGCGGAGTTGCATGAAGAGCGCAAGCGGCGGGAGCAACTGGAGAAGCGAATCAACGAACTGGTGGAAGACAACAAACGTAGCCGAAAGCAGGCGGCGGAAGCGGAGAGGAGCGCGGCGATCAAATCGGAACTCCAGCGCCTTGGAGTCGCGAAAGTCGATCTGGCTTACAAGGCGGTTCAGGACGCGATTGAGCGAAAAGAGGACGGACGCCTTGTCGCGCACTCAGACGAGGGCGATATCGGAGTGAGGGAGTATCTGACCGGGTTCGTAGCCGAAAACCCGGAATTTTTGCCCGCGCGTATTGCGGGGGGCACTGGAATGACGGTAGCTTCCAAGGTTTCCCAGGGAGGCCGCGAGGCTGTGGACATTGAAAAGATCCGGCCCGGGATGGACCCCGAGGATATGCAAAAGGTTCGTGAAGAAATCGTACGCGTCGCATCCCAAACGCTTAAGGGCTTCTAGCGAGCCTTAAGCGGCTCAACCAGGATGCGACCGCGGCAGGTTGCTGCGCGGCGACGTATCGAAGGTCTGTGTAATCTGACCAGCAAGTATAACCGGCTTAGCGGCCGGCAAGGAAATCAAAAGGAGTATAGATGGGAATCATCACATCAAGTAACGTCGCGAATGCGATTGTAAAGCTAGTGGCGGCGGACGCACTGCCGGTTCTGATGGGTAATCTCGTAATGGGTAACCTGGTGAATCGCGACTATGAACCGGTTTTGGCGCAAGCGGGCGATACGATCAATGTTCCTATACCGCCGGCAATGGTGGCCAACAACATTTTGGAAGGCGGAACCGTACAACCGCAGAACCCAAACCTGGGCAATGCGCAGATCGTGCTGAACTCACACGTCGAAGCGACCTTCCAAATACCCGATGTCACGAAAGTATTGGCGGTGCCTGATCTGTTAAAGGTCTATATGCAACCAGCCGTGGTAGCAATCGCCGAGAGAATCGAATCGGATCTGCTGAATCTTTACGCGGGATTCACAGCCAACGCTCCGGTTGGGACGCCCGGCACGCCTTTGACCGAAGGGACCGTAGATGCGGCGGAAACGGCTCTATTCCTCGCAAAAGTTCCGCCGAATCAACCAAAGTACATCGTTGTGAACGCGGGGGCCTATTCAACTTGGCGCCAAATTCCGCTGTTTGAAGAATTTCAAACGGCTGGGCAAGCTGGGTTGCAGACTCTTATTCAGGGAACGATCGGGAAGTTCAAGGACTTTTACGTCTTTCGCTCGCAGTTCGTACCGCAGACGGGAACCACTCCGGTGACTACCCATAACCTGGCCTTTACACGCGATGCTATTGGATTGGTAATCCGAAGACTGCCGCAGCCTTTACCGGGTACCGGCGCTATCGCGGAATATGCCGAGCTGGGCAATTTTGGTATGCGAGTCGTAATGAGCTATCAGCCCAACACGTTGGCTCAGCAGTTCACTGTCGACGTCCTATATGGTTGCGGAATCCTGAGAAACTCCGCGGGAGTTCAGTTCAATACCTAGGTAGCCACGGCGGTCCGCCGGCATTCGCTCGCGGACCGCATGACCAAGGCACGAATATGGAGAGATATATGGATTTAAGAACCTATTTCCAGAAAATCAGAGATGTCGAATCCCAGATTGGCGACCCATACACGATAGTTGTCAGTGTAGAGACCGGCGACGGAGGCAGGGCGGGGACGACGACGGAGGTTTCCCGAGCGGTGGCCGCAAAGATGATCGTGGATGGCTCCGCGCGGCTGGCTACAGCGAAGGAAAAACAGGCTTTCCAGTCTCAAAGATTTATTGAGCAACCAGCCGCCAAGTAGGACTTAACACATGGCGCTATTTGTAGATGGTTCAGTATCGGATTCGGACGATCTGGCCGCGCAAGATGCACAGCTCCTCGATATCGCCTCAGAAGAGGGTGTAAATGTAACTCAGAAGCTCGCGCTCGCTCAAGATGAGATCGGCCTCGACTTGGATTCTATGCTCAGAAGTTCACGAGCTGCCGGATGGCCGTACTGGTTTGTACAAGCCCCGCAGCTTTGCAACGTTATCGTGACTTCCGCACTCAAGCTCTGGCACACCTATCTTACGCTTGAACTGGTTTACAGAGATGCCTATGGGAACCAGCTGAATGACAGATACGGTGTAAAGCGAGATCAATTTCACCAGCTTGCCGAATCCGCTCGCGAGAAGCTGGTTCAAATC